ATTTGTAAAACTTAGCAATAGCGCTGGTATACTCTTCAGGAGATTTAACTAATAGTTTTTCACCAGATTCTCTAACACCGACAAGGGCCTTCTTGTCAACAGAGAAAGTCCAATAATCTAGCATAATAGGTTTATCTTCAACAATTGCCAACTTGCTCGCATGTTGAAGCGTTGTATCGGAAGGAAGGCGATAATTTGAGTTACCAGTGGTCACTGAGTGAGAATCAGAAGTAGCTGCAGGTCCAGCAGCGCCTTGAGTCGATGATTTTTGTTCAGAAGTAGACATTATACTAAATAAAATTATTATCTTTAAATAGTTTTACATATATATTATTAAATTTGGTAAAAATAAGTAAATAATCAAATAAAATAAATAAACAAATATAGTATAAATATAATGTCTACTTCAAAAGAAAATCCACAATATATTTTGTTAAATGTAGATAATTACAAAAAAACAATACAAAATACAAGTCAAGAAATATTAAATAAATTTACAGATATAATAATTGATTATATGAAAATTATGTCTGAAAAAATAACAATGAAAAAGAAATCATATTATTTGTTTATTTTTGAAAGAGGAATAGAGACATTAATTCATGTTTTTTCAATGATATTTTTTTATACAAAAAATTTAGATTTAACATATTATCATACTCAGAAAGCATTTTATTTTTATATAGAATTTATAGAGCAAATATCAGATGACAATATTACATTTTTACAATTAAGTTCAAGAGATGCTGTTTTGTTTGTCTACAAAAAAACAATTTATGACATAAACAATGAATACAAAAAAAATATAGGAAAACTTACATCAGAAGAAGATGAAATACTTGAAATTTCGAAACTATATATGCAAACATATAAAAAAATAATGCACTATTTATTACATCATGTTGATTTTTTGTATGAAAACAAAAAAGAAATAATCAATGCGTATTGTGAAAAAATTTATAATTTAAGTCATAATTTAAATAAAGTAAAAATAAGATTAAACTGTGTGAAATGTATTTATTCATTTGTTGAGTTACTAATAAATAGTCAAATCAAAATATACGATTTTTATGTAATTTTTGAAGATTTTATTAAACGAATACAAAGTAGAAAAAAAACTACAGACGAAATAAGTATAACAAATATGACAAATATAATAAATAAAATACATTTATGTGATATAAATAAATTTTTGGATGAAAACGATTTGTCTTCATTGAATGAACATATTTTTAGTTAGTTATCATAATTATTTTGTATGGTTTTTAGTTGTTCTTGGTTTCCGTTGTTTTTTGGTCTTATTAAGTTCAATGACAAATTCATCATCATTATTTATTATTTTATCGTTTGTAGGCATCATTTTTTTTGAAATTTCTTTAGTATCTTGAAATATGACGTGTCCTGACTCAATAATATTATTTTTAGTATACTTAGTTCCATCATTATCAGGTAAAACAGTGATATTAATTGTTTTCTTGCGTATTTTCTTCTTTTTATCCTTCAACATTGTATGTTTAATTCCGAAAACATTTTGACAAATTTTTGGAAACTCTGTTTTTAGAAGTGCTGTTAGAAAATCATAAATGACATTTAAAACAGCTTCTTCGCACATTCCGACTATTAAAACGCTGCCAGTTCTAAATATCATAAAGGATACTTCCGTTATATTTGTATACTTATCTTTATTTTCATTAGTAATCTGTATTCCTGATTGTGAAACTACATCATTATTGAAATAAAATTTACACTGAATTCCAGGATAAGAGCACGGGTCATAAATAGCATGTATGTGATATTTATATTTTAGTAAATCATATAATACTTCTCTATTAATATAAAATCCACAATTGAAATTTGAATTAATCAACACAGTATCGCTTGTCTGTTCATACGTCAACACTGTTTCAGAAAAGGGTTGTAAAATTGTAATAATGTTTTGTAGCACGATTTCAAACATTTGTTCACTTTGAACCCCTGGAATTTCTAATTTTCCTGTATTGAAAACCTTAATATGAAATTCTTTAAATAGTCCATCAATTTTAATACGAATAATCATTACAAAACAATTGTAAAACGCTTGTTTCTTTTTACCACGATAACTCATAATATCTTTTTTTGATATGCCAACTGTAATTTTCCGAATATCCTTAAATTTAATTCGTCCACAAGGATTTTCAATATGAATTATTATATATTCATCATAATAAAGTTCCTTTTTTAATCTTTCTTGTATAATATTTAATTCTTCTGGGGTTTTTGAATTAAATTTTATTTGTTTTTTAATTACCCCATTTGAAGGAGTAGCATAAGGTATTATAGGTATTTCCCAAAATATTTTTAAATCTACCGGATTAGTTAGATAAGCAATTTTGGATTTAGTAGATACATAAATAGGAGTAGGCACTGGTGCCTCTAATGTATTTAATAAATCTGGATTTATTACAGTATTATCTTCATCAATACAATTATTGTTTACATTAAATGAAGAATATTGTTCCGCATATTTTGTAGTAGTTTCATTTTCAGATTCTGGCTCGCTATCAGAATCATTATTATAATTATTTGATAAAAATTGAGACCATTCGTCATCAATATTATTAGAAAATGTATTTAAAGCCATTTATATTATTGGTTAATTATCTTTAAATCGATTTAAACTCTTTATATTATTATAATTAATAATATAATTATTGTATTAAAAAAATTTCAATTATTTTCTTATATTATAGAAATAATAAAATGAATATTTGTAAACCTCGGAACAACAACATTTACGAAAGAAGCAGTATAATTCCAATTTCCCCAAGTTCTCCAAAGAACATAGAAAATGCGTCAGCCCCTGAGTATAGTTTAAATGAAAATGTATTTGACCCATCCAAAAGTTCTCCACCCAATGAATTTTTAATAAAATTACAGATTAGAATGAATATTTATAATTCTTTTATTAATGATGAAATACGTAAAAGTGAATAATTCACGTAATGATTATCATTACATTCTTCAAAATGTAATATATTTTCTATAAAGCTATAGAATTTAGTGTTATTAATTAAATTATCTTCTTCTGAAACCTTATTTCGTATAATAAAGTTTAAAAAATCCTTGATGACATTTTTTTTATCAATATTGTATTTGATGCTTACATTATTAAATTGAGTAATAATAGTTTGTAAGCTAGTTTTGGTTTTAAACAAATTATATAATGTATCCCATACATCTTTATCAATAATATTTAGTTCATTGAATGAAATATTTTGGTTTGACTGCATAAAATTAATCATACTCCTTATATCTGACTTATATAATTGTTGAATAAGACAAATAGTCTTTTCATTAAGATTTAAATTTTCTGATTTAGAGATATTAGATAAAAACTGAAAAATATCATTTTTAGGCAACTGATTAAAACGAAGTCTTAAAAATTCGTTTTGTAATCCTTCATCAATTCGACTAATATAATTACAAATGAGACAAAAACGGACATTGTTAGAATAATTTTGTAATAAATATCTTAATGCTTGTTGAGCATTTTTTGTCATATAATCAACTTCATCGAGAATTACAAATTTCATTCCTACACTAAAAAGTGTATTAGAGTTAACAAATTGATTTATTTGGTTTCGAATTATATCTATTCCTCTTTCGTCAGAAGCATTTAAATGAATCATGAGCCCTTTATTTTTTTGTCCAATTTTTTCTTGATACGAATTGATTAAATTAATAATTGTAGTTGTTTTTCCTGTTCCAGGTGGACCAAAAAATAATAAATTAGGAAAATAAGATGTGTCAATAATATTTTTTAGAATTTTTTTATTTAAAGGGTCTAAAACAATGTCGTCAAAATTAGACGGTCTAAATTTTTCACACCAAGGAATACTAGCCATGATTATACCTTCTTATATTAGTAAGTATTGTATTATATTTAATATAAAATACAATACTATAAATTTTATAAAAACAATAAATTAAACTAACTATAAAATTATATAAATATAACTTATGTTAAAAATAAAGCAAATGGAAAATAAAACAAGTGAAACAGAAAATTTAAAGAATAAGTCTTCTTATTTAGAAATTATTTTAGGTTGTATGTATAGCGGTAAAACATCTAAAATAGTAGAAATCTATAAACAATGTCAATTTTGTAACATTCCAGTTGCTGTAATAAATCATTCGTTTGATAAAAGGTACGATGATAAAATGTTATCAACACACGATAAAGTAATGATTCCTTGTATTCAAACTGATAAATTAATCGACGTATGGTATTATGAATCCGTAATTTCTGATGAAGAAATGCGTTTAAAATCGTTAGATGACAGTGTTAAATTAATAAATGCGGATGTAATATTAATTAACGAAGGTCAATTTTTTGAAGACCTGTATCCAACTGTTAAACATATGTTGAAACACGGCAAACATATTTATGTTTGTGGACTAGATGGCGATTTCGAACGTAAGAAATTTGGTCAGTTATTGGACTTAATTCCGTTATGCGATAAGGTCACAAAGCTAACTTCACTATGTAGTATATGTAAAAACGGAACACCTGGAATTTTTTCAAAAAGAATAACTTCCGAAAAAGAACAAACGGTCATTGGTTCGGACAATTATATACCAGTTTGTAGAAGTTGTTATGAAACAAACTGAATAAAAATATAAATATCTAAACGCATAAAACATTTATTAAAACGATTTAAATCAATAGTGTAATTATTATATAAAAACAAATGTCTGATAAAGAAGTTCTAAAGCCAAAACGTGGACGTAAATCAAAGAAGGAGCTAATGGCGGCATTAGGTGTTGTTGAGACTGATAAAAATTCATTTCAAACAAAGTGTGAAACAAGTATGAATGTATCTTTAAATATAACTGATGTTAATGATAATAATAATAATCAAAATGACAGTCAAAATAACAATGATATTGGGAACCATAATGGAAGCCCTAATAACAAAATTTTAGAAGTGATGAGCACGGATGATGCTGAATTAGATATAGAACAAGAACCAGAACCAGAACAAGAGCAAGAACAAAAACAAACATTAAAAAAACGAGGCAGGAAGCCAAAAGGGGGAAAAATAATTCCACAAGTAATTAACGCAGAAGGGTTAAAAAAGGAAAAACCAAATGTTATTTTACACTTAAAATGCTCAACAAAAGATTTACAATTATTGTCTAACACTGAGCCAAATATTGAATCATATACTTTCAATAACAAAAGTAATTTATCATATGAAATAATTGGCGGTGAAAATATCACCAAAGTAACTCAGTCAAATCAAAAGAAAACAACAGTGACAACTAGTATTATAAATTCATTTTACAACGATACAAATAAATGTGAAATTGTGAAATCATATTATGAGAAAAACAAAGAAAACGACGAATACGACGAATACGAATTTGACGATAACAACAAAGAAATAGAAATAAAAGAAATATGGAGAAAATTAAAATTGTTGGAACACGATTTACACGTAAACAATGTAAATAATAAGAAATCCGCTTGCTTCTGGGATACGTGTGAATTTGATAATCCGCCAGTTTATATTCCAAAACATTTCATAAATGAAACGTATAATGTATATGGTTGTTTTTGTTGCCCAGAATGTGCGGTGGCATATTTAATGAATGAAAATATTGATAGTTCAACAAAATTCGAAAGATATCATTTATTAAATCATATTTATTCAAAAATATATGATTACCAAAAAAATATTAAACCATCGCCAAATCCGTATTATATGTTAGATAAATACTACGGCAATTTGAGCATACAAGAATATCGGATATTAGTTCGAAACGAAAGATTATTTCTAATAGTTGATAAACCATTAACAAGGATTTTACCCGAATTACACGACGACAATGATGATTTTATATTAAATAATAAGATAATCCCTTCAAATAACAATTATCAATTAAAATCACGTATGCAGCGTAAAAAACCGACAAAATCATCAATATTAAATGAAAAATTTGGAGGTGTTTCCTCAACAAATCAACAAGCTTATTCATATCAAACAACTAGTTTAGATGAATAAGAATATAGTCTATTATTTTGACTTATATCTACCATATTTCATTTAGTTTTCTGTCATAATACATTCCATCCGAATGATTTATGTCAAAAATCTTAGCAAATCTTTTGGACCGCATTAAAACACAGTTAACTCGATATTTAGATAAACTGTGTTGGTCTAAAAGTAGGAAGGTTTTTAATTGTTTAGGTTTTACTAATGACCTCCATTGTCTAGCAAAGTTGTAATACAACTCTTTAAAGTAAGAGGTCTGTTTCTCTCCAAAAATATCATTTTCAATTAAATATGATTCAAGTGTATCTTCAATTATATGTAACGCAGATATGTCCGCTATATTTTCATCTAATGTCAATTTACCATCAACCTTTATGCCATCCTTTTTAGCCAATGCTTCGTAATGGTCGATAACATCATTTTGAAGCTGTTTATAATGCATTTTATCTTCTTCTGTCCACCAATAATTCATTATGCCGGTTTCATCAAATAAACTACCTTCCGTATCGAAACCATGAACCATTTCGTGCGCAATTATGAAACCGATATATGCTAAATTGTATGGCAAATTCCTAGTAACATCTACAAATGGTTTTTGTAATATGGCGTTAGGTAGGATAAATTCATTTTTCACATTATTATAGAATGCGTTAGCTGAATAAACAGTCATGTCGTCTGAATCAATCCAATATTTTTTATTAGGTATATCATTATTAAGCTGGTGTTTATAATTATTATATACCCACTTTAAGTATTTTACATTATTTCCAATAGCATCGTCTGAAACAAAATCGCAATCTGGGTCATCAATCCATTTTTCTTTGTATCCTATGACACACGTTAATTTATCTATTTTTAAAAGTGCTTTCTCTTTTGTGACCTGACTTAGCCAAGCATTTTTTGTTATTCGTGACTTAAACTCTTTTTTTATTTTTTCTATTAAATCAGTAACATATTCGATTTCCTTTTCATTTTTATAATACTTAATATACATTTTACTGACAGTTGTATTCATTATTGAACTCACATTATAAGCAGCATTCATAACAACATTTTCTTTTTTTCTTGTGTTGTTTAATTTATTTGTAAAAAAATCAAAAACAAATGTGTGTAGTCGGGAATGAAAATTAGAAACATAAATTAATAGTCTAAATATCCAGTACGAAGCCCATTTATTAGTTGTCCATTCTTTTTTCATAACATCAAATGTGTGTTTTACAAATTTTGGATTAGACAAATTCACGTGATTTACATTATTTATATTGAAATGTTTGAAAAACAAATCAGCATCAAAATTGTAGACGGTTTTTGCTGTTTTATTGTTATAACTATTGTAGGTCTTTACAGTAGAATCCAATTCATTTATGTCATACATATTTTCAGCCATATCCATTTCAATATCAAAAACATCATCAGAACTGTAACAGTGGTTTTCCCCAAAAAATAAAGAAAATAAATACGATATGAATGATTTAAAGGCATTCTGAATATCTGTATAATTTTTATCTTTATTTAAATACATTTCTTTAATTGAAAAAGATAGTCCACTCTCTCCAATTGTAGCAATATATTTTTTAGGTATTTTTATATCATGACTAAGTGTAAAATTAATTGGAGTTTTTATTCCATTATATAATGCCCAAGTTAAAAATGAATATAAACTGTTTATATTATCATTTTTTCGATATTCATTGATTTGCTTAATATATAAATATGTAATAGTTTCAACTTTCACATCATTCCAATTAGTAAGGGCAGTGTATAAAGTTTGGCAACGTTTTGCGTTTGGTGAGCTATTTTGGAATAAGTATTTTTTAACAGTCTTTAAAACATCCTTGTCAACTGATTTTTGTAATATTGTAAATAAACTTTTATATGATGTATCCTTTGAAACATATGTATTTGTTACCCATGTTTTATTAACATAATGGTAAAAGTTATTTTTCAATTCTAATTCCTTTTTTACATTTCTATTGTTTCTAGTATTTCTATTGTTTCTAGTATTTCTCTTTTTTCTAGTATTTCTCTCATTCTTTCTTTCAGTAATACTGGTTTTCCTGTGTTTTTTTGTTTTGTTATTCATATTATTATATTATTTATATAAGTATATATAATATAATTACTAGTTTTTATCATTATCTTCTATTTTTTCATCTGCCTCAATAAAATTATTAATTACTTGTTCAATATTAATAGGATTCTGTTCTCGATAATTTTTCATACCAGAATCTAAATTATTTCTAATTTGTCTATATATTTCTTGGTTAATGGAATTAATTTTGTTGGTTTGTTTTTTTTCTGGAATTCCCATATAATTCCTTATAACTTTTATATAATCATAATTAAATTCCTTTAATTTTTCTCTAGCAACCTTTTCGTCATAATTTGTTTGTGTTAATATAATATTGATGTTTTTTTCAATATCTTCATTACTTATAAAACTAATGTCTGCCATATATAATAAAATTAAATATTTTTTAAATCATATTAAACGCATTGTGTTATAATATAATAATTCAAAGAAAATGTCATATCAATCCCAATTAGATAAATTAATGCAAATGGCTACAATTGAGCAATTGAATTTATTAATGAGACAATTTAATATCAAGTCAAATAATAATATTTCAACAGAGACACCGGAAATTTTATCTTTACCAATTGTTCAAAAAGTCATATTAGAGTATGAGAAAGAGCTACAAGTTTTTAAAGACAAAGAACAACAAAATAAATGTAACTGTTGCTGTCAATGTGATGTAAAAAATCAATCTATTCCAGCTAATGATAAATTAGAGCTTTTAAGTGTAATTGAAGACCTACATAAATCATGTAGTATAGCATTTTTATCTTTAGAAAAACGTTTAAATGAAGTTGCGTCTTGTGTTGACAAGCTTATTACACTTAATAATGAATACAAAACATTTGTTAATGTCGATGATGAACCTTATATCAAAATTGAGAAGGTTGACAAAGTAGAAACTACTAATAATACAGTTTTGCCTATTATTAAAGAAACTGAACATATTAAATTGGAAATACTTGAAAAGGTTATTCCCGATAATAACGATAAAGATGAAGTTGTTACATTAGTGAAGGAACCAGAATTAGTTATTGACGCTCAGGTTCCTATTGTAGACAAACTATTAAGTAATATTGCTGAGGTTAATGATACAATAGTTGAAGAGGAACTAAACGAAGAAGATGAATCGGAAGATGAAGAGGTATCCGAGGAAGAAGTAGCTACCGATGTTTCTGAAGAAGATATTAAGGAAATCCAGGTTCTAGAAGATGAAGTTGTTGAAGAAGATGAAGTTGTTGAAGAAGATGAAGTTGTTGAAGAAGATGAAGTTGTTGAAGAAGATGAAGTTGTTGAAGAAGATGAAGTCGTTGAAGAAGATGAAGTTGTTGAGGAAGATGAAGTTGTTGAAGAAGAAGATGAAGTTGTTGAAGAAGTGAAGGTTGAAAATAAGGTTGTTGAGGAAGAAGAAGTTGATGAAGAGGTATTTGAGATAGAAATAGATGACGTAACATACTATGCCACAGATGAAGAAAATGGAATATTGTATGAAGTTACAAAAACAGGTGATGTTGGTAAAAAGGTAGGAATTATTAAAGATGGAGAACCTATTTTTTCGTAATATAATATAAGTATAACGAATGGTAGAATTATGTTTGCCAGCTAAGATTTATGTGATTTTTTCTATTATTCAAATAATTTTGGATACTTTTAATGGTTTATATAACATTGCTATCATGAAATGTATTATTTCGCTAATAATGACAATTATTTTAAATACGTTTTGTAGTGTAGGAATGTCGTTTGTTTCTTGGATAATAGTATTTATACCTTTTCTTATTTTAACAACAGGAGCAATACTGCTTTTATATATTTTTGGTTTAAAAGCAACAACAGGAATGGTTCATAAAGCTCCAAAAAAAGAACAAAATAATTTAATTTATTCAAGCGAAAAAACACAATTAAAGCCAGACAGTAATTTAATATATTCAAGTGATAACAATGTTTCAAAATATATAGATATTTCTTTTTCTGAATCTCCTTCACAAATCGACGAAATTTCAAATTAAATTTATATTTACAAATAAAAAATAATAATTATTACGTAATTATTATTTTAAAATTAATATTTAAAAGTAGAACATTAAGTAGTATAATTAGTGAAAATGTTAAAAACTTTTATTTTGGCAGGGGGCATAATAGTAATGTTTAAATTACTAAATAGTAACAACCCAAACTTCGAAAATGTAAAATCCGAATTTTATAGATTTATTTATAACTGTATTTACTATTACAGTGTTTGTCAGTTAAAGTATAAAAAACTATGTTGCTACTTTAATCCATATTTACATTACATTTATTCAAGTGAAACCCAATATCGTCAAGAAATTTGTCCATTATTAAAAAGTAATTCTGCTGAGAAATGTAAAAATAATATATGCGTTTCATTTTATAACAATACAAGTTTAATTAAAACAGAAATTTACAATTATGATTCACATTGTGCGGCGTTAGATTTAAATTTGTTTGTGAAAAATGTAGAACCTGTTAATTACAATTTGATAATTATGTCATTACTAGAGAAACAAAGAGAAACCGAAAATAATTCTAATCAATTCGACAAGATAATTTTTACATCTAAAAATATGTCAGATTTTAAAAATGTAACAAAATATGACGTATCAAATATAAAATTTATTTCTATAAATTTAATACATAATAATAACACATATCAAATACTATTAAAAACTTCAGAATACAATTTTTACATAGTTGATAATATAATTGATGCTAGTTTTTTCAAATACTATTTGGTAAATATACTAAAAGAGAAAAATAATGGATTGGATAATAATTTTAGTTATACCTTGGAGATTATGGACCATAATGTAAATATGTTTACATTAAATGAAAAACAAAGTATTATCTTTAAAAAGGATAGTTATGACATTCTTCAATGTGATACAACTAGAGAAATAGTAATTGAAAAAATTGATTCAGTATCTAAGATAGATACAGTGGATACTAGCCATTACTAACAAATATTTGATTTCGAATTATTTATTATTTATTATTTATTATTTATTATTTATTATTTATATATTTACACAATTGTAATCATATAAATATAATATTAATAAACTAATTTAAAAAAAATTGAAGTAATATAATTATAATGGCGACTCCTCAAACAAAAATAACAATGAATACTCAAAGTAAAGAAGTCAGCAATAATAGTTCTTCAAATAATACGCATCATTTGAAGAACAAATGGGTATTATGGGCTCATTTGCCTCACGACCCAGATTGGACAATAAAAAGTTATAAAATTATAGCAACCTTTGTATCAGCAGAAGATGCTATTGCTATCACAGAAACCCTACCAGACGCTTTGATTAAAAATTGTATGTTATTTGTTATGAGAGAAGGTATTACGCCAATGTGGGAAGATGTTAAAAATAGATATGGGGGTAGCTTTTCATATAAAGCGTCAAATAAAAATGTGGTAGAAGTTTGGAGGGATGTAACATATGCTTTAGTTGGAGAGTCGATTAGTTCGAATAGTGGTTTTACAAATAATGTTACAGGAATAACAATTTCTCCAAAAAAAAATTTTTGTATAATTAAAATTTGGTTAACAAGTTGTGAAAATCAAAATCCTACGTTGGTTAATCCGGAATTAACAGCATTAAGTTCTCAAGGTTGTTTATTTAATATACATGATAAGCACACTGATTTTAAAATATAAATAAATGTAAAATTATAAAAAGTAAAATATAATTAAGTATAACGAAATGAATTAAAGATAAATATTAAAATAATAATAAATGAAATACCCTTTTTTATTATTTTATCGTGACGATAGCAATAAAGCAATCGATAATTTTTTTACTGAAAATAATAATAAACTACAATGTACAATAAATATAATAAATAAAAAAGAAAAAATAAATAAAATTTTTAATACAAACTACAACATATTAATACTTTATGATAATAATATAAAAGATATTACGATTGATTTTATCATCGAAGAATATAATATTCATAGAAAGCTATTGTTACGAACAATTTTTATGAGTGAAATCAAAACAGTAGACGATTTTAATAAAATTGTTAATGAAAAATACATAAAAATTTGCGGTTTATCTAGAGAACTAACTCGGCCAGTTTTTTCAATTTTTACATCATCGTTTAATTCATATAATAAAATTATAAGAGCATTTAATAGTTTAAAAGCACAAACATTAACGTATTGGGAATGGATTATTATAGATGATTCGCCGGATGACAAACATTTTGATTTTTTGAGGAAAACAATGGCTAGTGATAATCGTGTAAGAATATATAGACGAGCAGAAAATAACGGTTCTATTGGAAATGTCAAAAATGAAGCTATTTCGTTATGTCGTGGTGAATTTGTATTAGAATTAGACCATGATGACGAAGTTTTGCCTTTTGTTTTAGAAGAATCAGAAACGTTATTTCGAACGCATAATGATGTAGGGTTTATTTATATGGATTTTATAAATATATATGAAAACGGAAATAATTTTACATACGGAGATTTTATATGTAAAGGTTATGGTTCATATTATTGTCAAAAATATAATGATAAATGGGTATATGTGTATAATACACCAAATGTAAATAATATTACATTGTCTCATTTAGTATGTTGTCCAAATCATCCTAGAATATGGCGAAGAGATTTATTGTTAATTATAGGTAATTATTGTGAATATTTGCCTATTTGTGATGATTATGAAATATTATTAAGAACCGCAATTAATACAAAAATCGCAAAAATTCATAAATTTGGGTATGTTCAATATATGAATGATTCAAACAATAATTTTTCATTAATAAGAAATGCGGAGATTAATCGAATAGGTCCCAATTTTATAAGTCCAATATACTATGATATTTTTGATATTCGTCAAAAAATGAAAGAGTTAGACGCATACGAAGATGAGAAATATCTAGAAGGTTGTGAACAAATATGGACACGAGATGTAACAACATATAAACATAAATATTGTAATTTATTAACAAATTCTAGTTATAAAAAACAGTATTGTATAATTGGTTTGAATAGTTTAATTAAAAATATAAATGAAATAACCGAACTATATAAGGATGTTCAGAATGATTTTTTTGTTTTAGAAAATAAATGTTCAATTGGTTATTTGTTTAAAAAAATTGATTCATATGATTTCGGTAGAATGAAATGTTATACACTAATTGATGTTAGTGATGATGTATTAGAAAAATATTTTATGGTGACATATTGTTCTGTTGAAAACCCAGTAATTTTTAAAAATACAGTATCTCACTTACCATACAATACAAATATAGTGGAACGTCATGATGTAATAAATTCTTTAACAAATTCAAATCAGAAATATTTGGAAATCGGAGTAGAATATGGTATTACATTCAGTAGCACTCATTTTTCTAATAAAGTAGGAGTCGACCCTGACCCGAAATGTGAATTTCCGGGTATAGAAAAGTATACTTCCGATGATTATTTTAGTAAGTTTAAAAAACAAATGTTTGATGTAATATTTATAGATGGAATGCATCAAAGTGAAGTCGTATTAAGAGATTTAAATAACAGCATTCAATGTTTAAATAAGGATGGATTCATTTTTATAGATGATATTTTACCATTAAACTATAATGAACAATTAAAAATACCTAGAAAACACTGTTACGAAAATGGGATATTGAAATATGGCGAAGAATGGACCGGTGATGTGTGGAAAGTAGTATACCATGTTTTACGCAAATATTTAGGAAATATAAATTTTGGATATTTTTATAATATTAACTATAGGGGTGTTTTTTATATGAATCTTAAGGAATATTTTCAAATTCCAGAAAAAGAAATAGATGAAATCAATGGGTATGATTATTATATTAGCTTCAATAACTATTTGGAGATGCTTTCAACGTTGCCTCAAAAGAACATTTAACAAAATTCTTACATATTAATATTTTGAATTGATAATTTATAAGACATATAAATAATCAATTTATAAGACATATAAAATTTATAAGACATATAAATAAACAATTTATTAATTTAATAAGTTAAAAACAAATCAAACTAATAATAAATATAAATAAATGGAATTGATAATAAGCGAAAAAACCCCAACTGTTTGTTTAAATATGATTGTTAAGAACGAATCTCATATAATTAAAGAAACACTTGAAATGTTATGTAGAAAAATTAATTTTTCTTATTGGGTTATTTGTGATACAGGGTCGACTGATAATACAAGAGAAATAATACAAACTTTTTTCAATGAAAAAAATATACTAGGCGAACTACATAATCATGAATGGAAAGATTTTGCTCATAATAGAACATTAGCAATAAACGAAGCCTTTGGAAAAACAGATTTGTTATTGGTGTTTGACGCAGACGATGAAATACACGGAAATTTTCATATTCCCCATATTGCCGATGCGGATGCGTATATGTTACAATTTGGTTCAAACATAGGAGTAGCATACAGTAGAATTTTACTAGTTAATAACAAAATTCGTTGGGAATATAAATCTGTGCTACACGAATATATTAACTGTTTAAGTCCAAATCCAAAAATAACTAGTTTGATTGGTGATTATTATGTAGTATCTGGAAGAAGAGGAAGTCGAAATTTTGACCCAAATAAATATTTAAAAGATGCTATGATTCTTGAAGAAGCCCACGCAAAAGCCTTGAAGGAAAATGACGAACTGTATCTCAGATACGCGTTTTATTGTGGAAATAGCTACAGAGATTGTGGTAGAGCAGAAGATGCTATTAAATGGTATAAAATAACATTAACTCAAAATAATTGGGAACAAGAAAAATATAACTGTTGTTTATATATTTATAATTGTTTGAAACAATTGTCGAGAAACGAAGAAGAAGGAATTTATTATTTGATTGAATCGTTCAAATACGATACTGAACGAATTGAGTGCCTTCACATTTTAGTGGAACATTATACAAGTAAAAAAATGTATACGGTAGCATATAACTTATATAGAAATTGTAGGTTATTTTTTGAAAATAGTTATTTAACAAGTAAAGGATTTACATCAGTTAAGTTATTTGTTGAGAACGAAAAGTATAATATGTATTTTCCCTTTAATATGATATTAAATGCTGACAAGGTTAAAGAAGAATATCCTGAAGCTAATGTTACTATCGCAAAAATGTATGAAATTATTTTTACGAAAAAATATATACAGGGAATACCTGAAATTTATATAGGAAACACGTTATATAACTTACAATATTTTATGGAGGTTTGTTTAAAAAATATACCAAACTTTCTTGATTTGTTTCAAAAATATATCATATTTTTACTAGAGAATAAATTTAACTTAACTAAGTATCAGCATTTTATGGATTTATACCTTAAATATGGAATTAATTATAAAAACAATACAAATATAATACAAAGTGTTCAAGATGTAAAATATAAAAATAGTAACAAGATATTATTTTACGCAGGGTTTTCATTTGTTGAATGGAATTATTCTTATAGTATAAATAATGCTCTAGGTGGGTCAGAAACAGCAGTTGCTTTTCTAGCGTCGATGTTTCCAAAAAATTATGAAATTTATGTTGGCGGAACAGTAAAAGAAGAAAAAGTAGATAATGTTACTTATATAAATTTAAACACTTTAAATACCATGATAAATAATAATGTTATTTTTAATACAATTATAGTTTCTCGGTATTTGGGATTTTATGAAATGTTTAAAAATGCGTTATTTTATAAATCATATATTTGGGCACATGATGTTGATTTAAATGCTTATGGAACAACTAAAACAGTTGAAGATGTTTTAACAGAATGGTCTGACAGAATAAACGGGTGTGTATGCCAAACAAAATGGCACTCCGAGTTATATTTAAATAAGTATCCACAATTAAGTAAAAAGCTTATCATTATTAATAATGGAATTTTAACAAAATTATTAAAGTTAGACCCAATTAAAAAACCTAACAGTTTTTTATACACGTCTTGTACAGATAGAGGATTAGATAGACTATTATTTTTATGGCCTAAAATTCTTGAACACTTACCAGATGCGGAATTGATTGTTTCGGGTTATAACGCTTTCCCACATAATGAGTTTGAAGTTGAACTTAAAAAGACTATGGATAAATATTCTGATAGTATAAAACACGTTGGAAAATTGAATCGCAATGAGTTATATAGTTTAATGTCCACTACAGAATATTGGCTGTATCCGACATGTTGGCCAGAAACATCTTGTATTACAGCGTTAGAAATGTTAGCTAATGAAGTTATATGTTTATATTATCCACTAGCTGGTTTAGTTGACACTATGAATGGTCAAGGAAAAGAAATTTCGTATGATAATGAAATATCAACAATACTAAGTTTAACGCCAGATGAAAAAATAGAATTACGCAAAAATGGTAAAGACTACGCACTTTCTTGTAGTTGGAATAACAGAGCTAATTTATGGCGTGAAAAAATATTAGATAGAGAAATATGGATATTTTATTATAATAATGATTTTGAAATACAACTCATAGTTGAATATTTATTGAATTTGAATACTCCAAAATATATTGTGGAAGTTACAAATAATAAAGCATATATATTATCAAAGATTCCAAATAAAATAACATTTGTTAGTGAAATTTTTGATACTGATATTATGAAATCTCTTACTGATTGTGAAATTAGTGTATTAAATACTGAACCATTAAATATTACTAAGAGAATTAATGCATTTACATTTGTTCACAAAAATTTAAATTTTGAATATAAAATTTATGATTACAGTAAGTCTAATATTAAAATATTAAAAGATAACGGATTTAGAAATGATATTGAGTATTTACCGTATATTGTATGTGACAACGAAAAACTATATTTAGAAAATTTACGTAAAAACACAAAAAAAGTATACGATTTTGGGTTTATATACAATTGGAAAGAAAAAAAGGGAACAAAATGTTTACCTATAACTCCCCCTAGAAGAAATAAAGTGTTAGAATGGTTAGTAAATAATGGATATACTGTAAATATAATTGCAGGATTTGATGAAATAAGAGACAAAGAATTGGCAAAATGTAAAGTAATACTAAATATTCACGGACAAATAAATGAAAACCCGTGCCCGGCGAACGATGAATGTTCTCAAATTTTTGAACATATACGTTGTGACCGTTTATTAGAATCTGGATTTCAAATATTGAGTGAAGAAAGTTATAAATTAGACGAGGAATATATAATAAAATATCCTAATTTAAAAATAATTAAATACAATGATTTTTTTAGTATTTCAACATATGAATGTATTTTTTCTTTATCTCAACAGATAGTTAATAAAACTATAACAGACAAAAACGACATTAATAAATATTGTTTTATTCATAATTGTAACTTACCGAATGTTGGAATAGAAAAACTAGACGGACATGTTCAATTATTAAATTCTAGTGGTTTAATAAATCATTTAGAAAATGTTTTTATTATTAATATTGGCGTCCCTGTAGATACAAATTATTACAAGAAATATAGTTCAAAATATATAATAATAAATTATTCAAAAGATACTGAATTATATGAAATGCCAACAATAAACAAAATGAAACATTTTTCAGAATTAAACCCTAATAGCTATATTTTATATTTACACTCCAAGGGAGTTTCTTATGATAAAAATAGTGAACGAGGAATATTTTGTGACGATTGGACTAAAATGATGACATATTTTTTGATTGAAAAACATTCAAATTGTATTGAAAAATTATCAGAAGGGTATGATGTTGTAGGTTGTAATCATTTACTCAAAACACCAAGATACACAGAACATTTTTCAGGTAATTTCTGGTGGGCAAAAACAAATTATTTAAAAACTATTGTCCAGTTAGATAATACCCTTAGGTCAAAACCAGAAGCAGAGTTTTGGTTATTCCGCAACAATCCAAAACACTTCGAAATATACACATCAAATATAGACCATTATTATCGTCCGTATCCCAGAGAACTATATTGTGACAAACTGATTTCAAATATAACAACAGATACAAATGTTGATGTAAATGATTCATTATGTTTTGTTATTTCTAACAATAATTATAATGATAACGACAAAAACATTGTATACACGAAAAAATATGTAGAGAATATTCAAAAAATTTATAGAAATAGTTTCATAATAATTTGTAATAATGAATTAAATGATTCTTCTCATCTAAGTAATATAATTCATTCCCTTTCTGGTTATAAAAATATTGTAATATTAAACAATGATACAAGTAATAAGTGTCAGATAGGAAATTATGAGTTTTCAATAAAATGGTTATACGATAATAATAATTTGTGTTATAGCTATTATGTATTTACCGAAAACATATTTATAATAGAAAAAATGTTTGATTTCAATATTTTACAAAAGAAGGGTTTAAAGAATAGTAGATTTGTATACTATATTGAATCTATAGACAACGAGAATGGAATAAAAATAAAGAATACATTAGAAACAATTAACATACACAATAAAAATGTATATATAAATAAGTGCGAAGATTGTAATTTTGTTATACGAAATGATAGTTTAATTACGTTGTATGAACATATTAAAAATAGCTTAACCAAAATAAATTATGAATCAAAATTATACGAGTACATTATTGGCGGTATATTAGAAGAAATACAGACAAATGATTTTCGTATAAATGGAGTTAGGTTTGGGGACAATTATTGGTATAATGATGAATATTTTATAAAAATTAGTGAATAACTAAAACTTATGTATTTATATTTCTTGTTTATATAATTTATTATGATAAATCATATAAACTTATATTATGATTATCTCTCTGTAGTAAAGAAAAATACTTGAAATAATCTACCATTTTCCTTACAATCACCAAAATAATCCATCGACATATGATATCTATGTGCGTTAAATAATATTAAACGGTTAAATATATTTCCAGCTCGGTCAACTAATTCCCATTTTGTTAAATCTTGACTATAATTATCGGTTTCATCTTTATTATTTAATAAACTATTATCGCTGTGTAGTGAGGTGCCGTCTTGAAATCTATAAAATGCGGTTCCAGCTGTTACAGGAGCATCCGGAGTTAAAAATAAAACACCAGCCCAATTGTTCCAATTGTCAACATGAACCCACGAACGGTCGCGTGACGTTGTATATTGAAATGAACCATTATAAATAGTAGCAGCATCGGACATATCTGATTTTGGAATAGGAAATTGAGTTATTTTGCCAGCAAATGGCTCAACATATTTCTGTATAACTTCTTTTAAATGTTCATTAGCAAATGAAATTGTTCTTTGACCTGGATAATTTCCTTTTACTGAAAAATCTAGTGTTAAAATATAATTTCTTGTATCCATGGCATTGTTATAAAAGTTATCAATAACGATTAAGCCACAAGATGGAGGCCGTTTTCTTGCGGTCAATTTTAATATTTCTTTTCTCTCTTCAATGGGATTTAATTTGGGCAAAATATCTAAAATATTAGTTGCCTCATTTGATTCGTTATTTGGTTCATCATTGTCTACCAATATATTGCCATTTAATTTTTTCTCTATTTTATCCATTTGTTACTAAAATAGAGAAATACTTTTAAGTCTTTATTTTATTAATATTTTTATTGTGATTTTGTTTTTGATTTATGGAATAAATGGTCTCTGATTTTTTGGAACAACTAATGGAACAGGCATTATTATATCTTGTTTCTTAAATAAGTTAGCATTTCCTAGGCATTTTAATTCTGGAACTAAACATGGTGCTGGGTTAACCAAATTTGTGGCATTAATTCCGAATAAAAATGATTCAATGTCTGCTGGATTATGAGACAATGTAGTCCATGGCATTTGTCCTGGATTAAATCCATTTCCTGCTAATTTAGTATCATATGCTTGGCCAGAAGAGCTATTTTCATATAATGCCCAATTTTGCATTTGAGAATATTGTCTCTGGTCTAAACAATAGTTTCCTGGGGTATTTTTATTTCTTGTAGACGCCATTCTGTATTATATTATAATTATACATAATAATAAGTAATTTAAATATTATTATTTATAAAAAATATTTATAAAATATCAAATGTATTAGCTCAAATTATTTTACTGTTTAAATAGGCCAATAGTTTTTTCTTTTATTTTTAAAAGTAAATCGGGAGATATTTCACCTACTGTAAAAAGCTGACAAAGACAAATATGAGTTAAATAAAATAATTTTTGACTAAAAAGGGAAATAAAAATTAGATATTCTGAATTCCTTTTCATATTTTCTAGTTCTTCAGGGGTTCCAACAAAATTATCAAAATCAATTAAGTTTACCTTAATATCATCTAATAGTTTTCTAAAACTTTCGTTGTCTATCATTTGTTCTATAGCAGCCTTTATACCAACATCTATATTTTCATCTGAAATTGATTGAACATTAAAAACAGACAATAACTCATCTCTATATAATTTCTCACAAATAGTATATACATCATCTAAAGTATATTCATACTCTTCACTATCATCATCATCATCATCATTTCCGTTATTGTCTTCTTCATTATCATATTTTGTTTGCTCATTACTGTTATTACAATCTTGACAATATATAGAATCTTCCTCCTTGCTAGCATTATCACTATTGACATTCATTTCATCATTTATAAAAATACCATTTTCTCTTGCTAATCTAGCTTCCATTTTTTTTTGTAAATTCATTAATAATGCCTTCTCTATATCGTGATATTTTACTTCATAGTTAATATTATACATTTATAGTATTAACATAAGTTCTCTTTAAATAAATATTATTATTTATTTGATGACTTTATTTATAACAGTCTTTTATTTATGAACGATACAATTCTCTGTCTCTTGTTAATTCTCTAGAAGGGACGCCGCCACGAATCCAGCCCTCTGAAGCATTGCTTTCAATCAAATAATTAGGATTTTGTATTTTTTCCTTAACTTCGGGCAACAAAGGAACAGCATGATAATTCAAATAGTTCTTCTCCATCAAGTTGGTAACAGTTCTTTTGTTAGTGTTTCCTTCTCCTTGTTGTATCTGAGCCTCCAAAATAGCATCCACTGAACCACGTCCTAAATAAGGCACTGTAGCAAAAGGTCTTTGGAATAAATCAATTCGGCACTTAGGATTTGTCTGAATAGTACCAATTAATAATCGAGAGCTATCATCAATATTTGAACCACATAAATCAGAACCCATTGAGCCTTTATAGTTAATACAAGGTTGTGTAACTGCTAATTGTTTTGCTTTTGTCATAGCACAGTCGTTTGTGAAATAATTTTGTAACAAATAATTACAAGCTTGAGTATTCTGAATTGTGTTAATGTCTTGGCTACAACTATCATCGCCTATTCTTGAAATATTGTTAAATGTAAAATCGGATACGTAAGCCATTTTATATATATTAATACAATAAAATTAATACAATGATTAAAAAATAATACAATGATTTAAAATAATATATTTACAAAATTAATAATAATCTTGTCTATAATTTTTAGACAACCATTTTGAAAACTTTATACCCTATTAATCTAAGTATGTCCTAAATAATAGTTTTTGAATTTAGTTTGTTTATATGAGAACATATCTTTCATTATCCTTGACTCTTTGTGTTGCCGCATCTGGACCGGATTCTTTTGCTGAAGGCATTGAACCATATAGCCACTCACCAAATGCTCCTTGGTCATTTGTAACTCTTGTATTTGCTGTGGCATAAAATCTCATCATCGATTGGTCTAAATCATAGTTGTCTTTTAAATCGCCATATAATTGACTATTTGTGCTTTTAATACTAGGATTCAACATTTGTGTTTGTTTTTTAACAGCTCTAATAATATCTTCGCTTACATTAGGATTAAAACTGGGTGCTGCTGCTAATCTGTCTGGGCTATCATGTATCTCTGTCAATAATACATTTCCCATTGGATTTTTATATGAAGTTGGATGAAAATCGCTGCTTAACATATTGCTTAATTCTGTTGTGTCCCCCCCCAACTCATTTACTAAAATATTTTCATTATTTGAGGCAATAAATTCATTTGCTGGAAGTTGTTTTAAATAATCACGATTAATCTTAAATCCTTCGGATTTTGCTAGAGAAGATACCAATTGATGTTTCCTTAATTTATAAAGGGAGTATATAATAGCAATTGTTATTGTTCCTATAATTAATAAATTTATATTTCGGGTAAACAAAAAGCCTAAAAGAGACAAAAGTAATACAACTCTAGTAATTGCGTTTAATTTTGTTTCGAATGACATATTTTCAGTAGGCCATAATTGTAATATGTCCTTCTTATTAAATAGAATCGTGGGTTCATTTGACCAAAATGGAGTTGTCATTATATATATATAAATCTTTTTTTAAACTGAAATTTATATAAAATAACAATATTTATATAAATTTTTATTTATTTACTTTATTTTCCATTTATTTTTATTTTATTTATTCTTCTTCTTTTTTCCTTCTGGTTTTGCTTGTTGTGGTTGTTTTGCTTGGTGTGGTTGTTTTGCTTGGTGTGGTGGCTTTGCTCCTCTTGGGGTTTTCTCTACTTTCTCGCCTGTGCTAAATATTTTGATAATTTCTTCATCAGTAACATTTTGTTGATTTAAATTAGCAGCAGCCGATGATGGTTTTGATGTTTGTTGTGAATTATTTTTAGCATCAACCTTTGTTTTCATTCTCTCTCTCATTTTAGCAGCTTTCATATTTTTGTTCATCTGGGCTTCCATTGCTCCCATATTTAATTTCCCTCCTTTCCCTAATCCAGGAATACCCATTTGGCTAAACATTTTTTGCATATTGTCCATTCCTGGCATAGACTGCATCTTATTCAAAAGGTCCATACCTTCACTCATCAATTCACTTTCTTTTATTTCACCTGATTTGATTTTCGCATCTATCTTTCCTCCAATATTCTTAACCATGCTCATCAATTTTCCTGGATTCTTAAATAATTTTTGAAACATATCGTTTGCGTTTGAAGCATTTTCCATATCTAAATTCAAATCTTGAGCGGTTTCCTCTGCTAATTCCATTGCTAATTTCCCCAACTTACCACCCATCATTGATTGGATATGTTTATGTAAATCTTCAGCATTTGGCATCTGTTGATTTCCTGATGTTTCATCATTATTACCGTTTTGATTATTAGTAGAATCATCACCTTCAGAAAAAGAACCATTTGCCGATGAAGTAAATAAATTTTCCATATTATGGAGGGTCTCTTCCAATTTACTTTTTAATTCGTCTTCATTAATAGCTTCAAATAGTTTTGCTGTGTCTCCTAAGTCTGAGCTATTATGAACAGAACCTATAACAGAAAATAATACCAACTGTAAATATTTCCAAATAGTTTCTCTTGTTGAATCGCTAATATCAAATGCCCACAAATGTTTAAAAACAATTCCAGGCAAGAATTCGGTATTTTCCTCTCCACTCTCCTTAAATATATCTACATTTTTATACAATATATCAAAAAATCTCTCAGGAAATACTTTTACACAATGCCTAAATACAAAAGAACATTGTTTAGTCCTTTCTTTAGAATCTGCTAATTCCTGATTCCACCATCTGGAAACAATTCCAGAATATTCCGGAAAAGTAATTAAAATATCAGTAATAAAATCGTTAATTATTTTATAAAATTCATCTGGAACAATAATTTCTTCAACATTTTGAGGTTTGTTAGACATTTATATTGTTCTAGTACTAAATATATTTAAATTAAACTAACCCAAATATATTTATTATTTTACATTTATACACAGTATTTTATTATTGTGGAACCATAGCAGCTATTTTAGACAAATTCTGGATATATTTCATTGTTTTTTGCTGGTCAGTTGGATTCATTTGTTTAACTGGCCCACGCAATCTATCAATGGATGACATTATTTGGTCTGGGTTACCGGTTCTCGTTAAATCATTTGAATAATCTTTATTAACAAAGAATTCAATATCCCCAGCTAGTATTTCATTTTGATACGGAGTTGCTACATATTTCAACCAAATTTTCACAATTAGCTTTGGATTTGCTTTTCTAATAGCAATTAGAGCATTTTTAGCAGTTAAAATATCAGCATCATCTGGAAACACATTGTGAATATCTATAATAAATTCAACAAAATGGTCATTGAAAATCGTTAATAGATTTGTATTGGAACCAGCCATTTTATATTTTAATTCAATATATTTCTTTATATGTTTTTCTTTAAATATAAAGTTATTAACACCGTTTCTCTAATATATATCATTTATATCTAAACAAGCATCTATAATTATACCAGTAACTACACCCGTAACTATGCCAGCAACTACACCAGTAGCTAGACCTATACTTATAAGTATACCCATTCCCATTCCTATAAATATATGTCTTAAAATTCTTCATTAAAATCTAACGTTTTCTCTAAATATTCTACGGTTTCGTGATATCCTCCTATAAATTTTTTTCCGTCAAATACTATCGGAAATGTTTTCCATTCTTTGTCTGAAAATAATTTTATATATAGCAAAAACTCCTTTTTCCAATCCAATAAATAATCGTCACAATCTACTACAAAAAATGGTTGTTCCATTTCTGTAAGAACTGTTTTTACTTTTGTGCAATAAGAACATCCACTTTTACTATAAACTGTATATTGATTTGATTTTGGCTCTATAAAATCAAATTGATACTTTGAGTCTGCTTTATGGTCCTCCATACTTATAATGATATAAAAATATTTAAATATTTTATTAATCATATTATTTTCACTAATTCTAGGGATTGTAACAAATATATCCCGGAATATCAGGTAAAGTTTGAATACCTTCCATATCCCTAAATCTTATACACCCTTCATTTGCTTCAATAATTCTAGATGTCTCCTCTATAATCTTGACTTTTTCTTTACAAGTGAGACTGGAAACACTCAGTATCTTTTTTACATGAATAGAAAAATCATCATCCCATGAAATCATATTCGTATACATTTTTTTAAGGTGAACCTCATATTGTTGTTCTTCGTATTGTTCATTTTTATCACGTTCCATTCTCAAGAGTCTTATTTCTTGATATCTCAATTTTTGTGCTGTTTGTTCTCTTAATAGTTGACTCTTGCCAAGTCGGCCACGTGGCATTATGTTGAACATTTTTTCAGTGTTTGATTTTATTTGTAAAGTATTATTATATGATTCACTTGATGTCATCATTTGTTCATAATAATATGTAATAAGTCCTTAAGTGATTTATACAAGTAATTTATTTATACCAGTGATTTATTTATACCCAGCAAGTTCCTGTTCTCTCTTTCTTTGAAGCGCCTCAATACTCATTTCTCCTTCCTTAAGTTTATCAGATTTATATTCAAAATCATCTTGCGGCAAATGCATTGATAAGTTTCCAGAATCGTGTAAAGCTACATAATTGTGCATTTGTCTCATACCTCCTTCACCTTTTACACTTAAATCATTATCACTTTGGTCTAAAAAACTAAAATTATCTGAAACCACACCTGAACCAAATCCGAAACCAGAACCGAACCCAAAACCATCTAAAAATGCCATTGGCTCCATATTATTTTTTGTAGCTTTCTGAACATTTACTTCTTGTGCTGGTTTGAAATGTTGATAAATTTGGTCTCCATAAACAACCTTATAATTTTGATTTAACAAGAGAAGAGCAGGAACCTTTGTAACATTTTCAGGCATGATAATTTTTTGCCCATTTTGTAAAACAATAAATATTTTACCATTACTGTCCTTAATTCTCTTGTCTATACAAATAAAATGAATGTCTTTAGCTACCCCTGTTTTAGAAACGGTCTGTAATAATTTTTTAGAAGGTTCACAAAAATTACTATAATACAGAATGCTGCTCATTAAAATACCTTAAGTTTTTCATACAGGAATTTTAACTTATTCATTACGTTGATTTGAAAGATAAAAAGAAAGGCAAAATAGAATAAATGGAAAAAATTGAAATATATTTTATTTTATATTAAATATATAATATTATAATAGATATACTATGAGCATTAAAGTTGAACAATTAAAAGAAGAAGCAGAAACATTAACATTTACTCTTACTGGAGTAGATTGTAGTTATGCTAATGCTATTAGACGTATTATTTTATCCGATATTCCTATTATTGTATTTAAAACTAGCCCACATAATGAAGATAAATGTAATATAACAATTAATACATCACGACTAAATAATGAAATATTAAAACAAAGACTTAGTTGTATTCCTATTTGTATTCAAGACTTAGAGATAAATTTAAAAGATTATATTTTGGAAATTGACGTTGAAAATAAAACAGACACAACAATGATTGTTACTACTAAAGATTTCAAAGTTCTTAATGTAACTACCAATAAATATTTGGAGGAAAATGATGTACGTAAAATATTTCCTTCATTTATGCCCACTACAGGAAAAGCCGAATATTTTATCGATTTTGCTAGACTTCGACCAAAAATTTCAGATGAAATACCGGGTGAAAAAATTAAGCTAACTTGTGAGTTTACAATTTCAACAGCTAGAGATGATAGTATGTTCAATGTTGTAGGAACGTGTTCGTATGGTTTTACACCCGATAAAGAGGAAATGCTTAAACAAGTGGGTATCCGTGCTTCTAAATGGGAAGAAGAAGGTAAGACAGCTAGTGAAATAGAATTTGAATCAAAAAATTGGATGTTACTAGAAGGGTTAAGATATGTGGTTAAAAATAGTTTTGATTTTATTATTCAAACAGTTGGTATTTATGAAAACACAGATATTATAATTAAAGCCTGTGATATTTTAATTGATAAAATAAAGTATCAACGCAAATTGCTAGATGAGGATGAGTTAGAAATTAAACAATCAGATAACACTTTAGAAAATTGTTATGATATTATTTTAGAAAATGAAGATTATACTGTAGGGAATATATTTAATAATGAAACATTCGAAACATTTTATAATCAACACAAAATCCTTACTTATACTGGCTTTAAAAAATTACACCCACATGATACACATAGTATATTAAGAATTGCGTTTAAGGAGCCCGCTGGAAAAAATATTGTGAAAGATATTTTGACACAGGTAATTGTAGACGCTATAAAGAAAATAAATGATATTAAAGGTTGTTTTAATAGTGGTCGAAAATAAATTATTTACAACAAAATATAAAAACGTAAAACTATAAAACTACAAATTATACAAAAAAAATAACTAATACAATAAATATAAGTTATTTATTTTTTATTCAAGTATAAAATACTATATTGAATTTTATACTTAATATTTATACTTAATAATGGTGTTTATTACCTTGTCGCTTTAATTGTGTCAATATGTTGTTTTCTAAAATTAAAATTAATACAATGCATTAGCAAAGATGAATGTAAATTGTTCACATAATTAATTACCATTGTATTTGTTATAAACAACCCTTTCTCTCTTAATTCTGTTAAATATTTTTCGTGTAATTTAAACATATGTGTTTTATATTGTGAACTAAATTCATTTAATGGTTTTTCTTTTTTAATATAACACGAAATGTAATTTCTATGTAGAGTATTTGTAAACATATGAACCTGGTCTCTATAAGTAGAGAACTCTGGTTTTAATTCTGGGTAATATTTCAAAAACTCTGGTATTCTTCCCTCTTTTCTTAAAGTTAAATATAAATATTGGGTTTTTGATTGATTTCCACGTAATTGTCTAATTTCTTCATAAGTCGGATTACGAATTTTCATTCTTTCATGTGTAACAGTATTTTTTACAACAATTCCCATTACATCATAAGGCGTGTTTGGTGACGCAAATTTTTCTATCAATTCACTATAATGATTAAATGAATATCGAATTGGAAATCGAATTGTTGTTTGAGCCCAATAGCCGCTAATGCGAACTTGATTTATATCTTGAGGAGCAACAATAACTGTTTTATCGTTATGATAAATTTCATAAACATCAACTAGATATAAACGAGGCACACTGAATGGCACGACAATTCTATTTTCAGGGTGCTGTAAAACAAAACTGTAACAAAAGGACGGATTTAATGACTCTATTAACAATTTATTCTCTTCACAAGCTTCAAAAAACATAGTTCTAAATGTCTTGTTTGCTCCAATATAAAATGATACATCCGCATCTACTTTATTTCTAGTTGAAATTTTCCAGGAATTAACACTTTTGTCAAAAAACACGTTTATCATTGTTCCCTCTACAAACTCTTCGGCAATAATGGTATCTGTTGGTTGATTATATAATTCCATAAATTTCTCAGCTGGAACTGATTTAGGTGGAGCAAAAGATACAACTTCATTTACACTATTAACAATTACTGAACGTAATAAACCATATACTGGGATTAAATCTGCTGCTAACAATTCTTTTCTATATCTTACAATTTTATATTTTTCGTTTGATTTAGTAGTATAATTAACAATATTAAAATATTGATTATCCGCATCGATATCCGTGTCATTTGTGTTGTTTAATTTATTTATAAAATTAGGAATATAAGATAACATATAAGCCATGTTTGTTTTATTATTTCTTATATTAAATGTTGAGATGTCTTTAAACTCATATTCTTTATTATTTAACGTTAATAATAAAGAATGAATAGTACATATAAGTATAAATTAATAAAAATAAAGTTAGAATTTGTTTTTATTAATTAAATCTATTTAAGTTAATCAATATAGATAAAAATTTCTCTATAAATATAAGATAATGTCAGACAACATATCATTGATAGTAAATGAGGATAACGACAAAGACAAATCTGTGAAGTCAGAATTAGAGACAAATATGAATACTAGAGACATAAGTAAAGAAAGTGCTATTAAAAATATTTCTACTGTATTAGACAGCAATGAAGGTATACAAAAGGATACAAATGTAGCTGAAGGACCTCAAGAAGAAAAAGAGAAAGAAAAGGAAATATCATTAACACTTAAATTAGGAGATATTATTGAAATAACTGCTCCTAATAATGAAATACTTAATAACAAGGTATTTATTATTGAATACATAAATCCTAATAAAATAAAATTGGTAAATGCGGATACATTTCAAAAAAATCAATTAATAATTGATTCAGAAGGACACATAACAGAGAAAAGTATTTCAAAAATCACATTACTTAGCCGAAATGAAAATGAAGGCTATGCGAGACAAAATGATTTATTAACTGGGACATGGATTAATATTTATTTTGGCGGAGATATACCAACCATTATTACCGGCTTGATTACAAATTTAGAGGATGATATGATTGAAGTCAAAACTATAGACAATGAAACCATTTATATCGATTTTGGTTATCAAGGTATTCCTGAAGATATACCAATCGAAACATTTGAAATTAGACCACCTCCTGAATCCGTTAAAGAGAGAAAGGGCGAAGAAGAAAAGGAAATAATAGATGGAGAACAGCCAATTGATATTAGCCCTTTAGCAATAGTTTCTGAAGAGGAAGAGAAACAAGAAGAGACTATTTTTGTTCCAGCTGCCCAAGTTAAGGAAAAAATCAATCGTCTCATCATTGATGCCGACCAAATTGAATTCGGCGATTTTGTAAACGTTAAAGAGACTGTCATAATCGATAGAGAGAAATATAGATATGATATCGAAAACCAAAAAAATGATTTGCTAGAAGAGATGATTTCTGATATCCCAAATGCTAGAAGAACAGATAGTGTTTTAAATAATTTACATATTATGATTACACGTTTTATCCAATTGCGCAATTTATCCTCAAAATTTGACGCAAACCATAATATTACAGGTATTATAAAAAAAACAGCAAACGACAAGCCACTTGCTGAATACTTATCTAGCTTTAAAAATAACTTATATTGGGTAATGATGGTTGCGAAAAATGTCAAAAAGGGTTATAATGAAGAAGTTAAATCAATGCGTATTAATGACCTTGAATACATTAATGAAAATATGGACCTTTTGGAAATGTCTACATTATTTAGAAATTATAAATCAAATGATAATCAAGACATTGAAGGACTAAATAAATATTCCGAGGTTTACAGTTCATTAAATAAATATATGACACCTTTTATGACACAAAATCCTGACATTGTTGATAACGTATTTAATTCATCAAATGGCATAATTGTTGAAGCGAATGTTAATTCTGATATTAATGCTATTATTGATAACTTAGGAGAATTATATTCTACTGTAGTTTCGAGAGGGTCTGCAACAGCGCGTAAATTTGTAATACAAAGATATAACTTGGGGTTAGACAAATTACAATCAAATAATTTAAAGGGTAAACGCGAGGTATTTCATCGTGTTAAATTAACCCGAAATGATGAAATCGCTATTTCATCTATTGTTACATTACCAGAACCTACTGTTCGATTCTCTCAAATTAATTTACCTGGTTCTAATTTGCTAGTCAAAGCAAATTTAAATATACATTTCTTAAATTATTGGCAATTGTTAAAACAAAAAACACTTTGTTCACCTGTAGAAATCAATGGATTAGACAATGAAATTGAATATACTGATTCTAATTTTGTGGACAACATTAAAAATTATATGCTTGACCTTAGCGATTATGAGATGCCAGAAAAAATGACAAATGTGGAAATATACGATAAATTTTTAAAGATTATTATACCTAAAATTGTAGTGCTATTTAATTTGGTTAAAAAGTATATCAAAGGAAAATTATCAATGGTCGATTTAATTACTTATATAGAACCATTTTTGATATATTCAAATGATTTAACGTATGTTAATTATAAGGAAATAAACTCATTTATCAAGGAGAAAATTAAAGAATACAATATCAAGTATGTTGAATACAGCAGAGCTTTCGCTGTTATTAAAGCTTTTAAAACCAATATTAAAACTATAAACCCTTTGCTAACTATTTTGGATAATAATTATGAAGTTAAAAGTAATGTATTTGGCGCATACAAATTGAATGATACAAGTGCGAATTCGGCTACAAATACAAATGCTCCATTGTCTATTTCTGAAATACTTGGAAAAATAATATCTACAGATTATGGAAATTTGTTCAATACCTCGGTAGTTTTCTCTAATTTGGCACTTATGTTTCCAACAGAATTAAATCCAATTTTCGACCTGGATAAAGATAAACTTAAGACCAGACTAGAACAATCACAAGAGAAAAATAAATGTACTACTTATGTTGTCGCTAAAAAATATTATTCAATTGATAAATTACTAGCTGATAACGGACGTGTTATATATTTTGACAGAGATTACGATACTACCAATTATGATATTATTGACGAGAAATTCAAAAAGGAAAAGAATACATTGTCTCCAGATGAGCTTGAATTATATATTTCTGAAGAATTCAAAAAGAAAAATAAGTTGAGTGATAGTGAAGCAATGTATATGGCGGAAACATTAGTAAATCGAGCAAAAAAAGTTATTGACGGACAATATGCGGTTGTATCAAAACAAACAAATGAAGCTGAATTAAAAGAAGTAAAATATGCTGATTTAGAATATTATATTAGAGAAAATGATAATTGGATATTGGTGGAAGAAATAGACCCAAAATGGTTTATACAAGACGATGATATATTATGTGATATACAAACGGATTGTCTTTATAATTCAAGAGTTCCCGATGAAAATAAAAAATGTGAATCTGTGGCGGTTGTTAAAAACACAATGATAGACAAGGCTCTTAAAGATATTATGAAGCAATTTGATAATAGTTATAATGTATCCAAAGAGGATTTGACTAAAAAAATAAATGAGCATCTCTCTTATTACGAAGATATTATGGTTCGCCTTCAAATGATTCAAAATAACGCATATTATAAGTATAATGATATGAAATATAAGTTGGGATTAGAGCTTGTAGACGGAACAGATACGCCTATTGTAGTTTCTCCTTATATAAAATTACGCGATTTAATTATCGGTCAATCTGACTTCATAAAGAGACAAAAGGATATTGTTATGTTTGCTGACAAGTATTGTCGCCAAGGAAATCCATCTATTCCAAATGAAAATGATAAAGATATGGAAAACTTTTGGTGGATGTATTGTAAAGAGACAAATACAAAATTGTTGCCCACTTTTCGTTTTATGCTTGCGAAAACATTTCTCGAAAAACCAGCAAATTATGATAAAACAATTACACTTCTAATTAAAACAATTGGTAAGGAAAGTGCCAATGGCGACGCTTGGGTAGATAAACACAGTGGAGAAATCATACGTGAAATAGATTTTGACATTTCAGAGGGTTACAAGGATGGCTTCAAGGATGTTAGTCGTGCTATTTTAGAAGAAGACGCAGTAGAAACTACATTAGAACTTGCGAAAAACAAAAAGAAAGAAAAACGTTTATCGCCTGAGGGAGAAATGGTTTCCAATATAGTTTCATTTATGTCTTCCACTATGGGAATTGATTTAGACCGTGTTCGTGATTTTATAATAAAGGTTGTTACTGAGCTTATGAATGATGTTAAGGTGATTGAGAAAGAACCTGCTTATAGAGAGCGTGAAAAGGAAGCAGCAAAAAGAGGGAAAAAACTACCAGAGTATATCATGGTTTACAGTTCTGCTCTCCTTTATTTATCATTAGGAACAATACTAATTGCTATTCAGACAAGCATTCCATCTATTAAAACACGAAAAACCTTTCCTGGTTGTATTCGTTCATTTAGTGGCTTTCCTTTAGAAGGAGAAGGTGACGACAGTGGATTAAATTATTTAGCTTGTGTAGCATATAAAAATAAGAGTCCTGTAACAGTTCCTTGGAATGTATTAACAAAGACAAAAGAAGACAAGGTAGCCGGAACGATTAAAGCATTTATTGTTAAATATTTATTACCTTATTCAGTTATAGACCAAAGAATTAAAGAGAAGGTTGAATATTTACTTGTCAATCCAGATAACACAGACATACCAAACGAACATAACTTGGGACGTTGGACAACATTTTTGCCACCTTTTGGACGATTTCACATTAAAAATTTAGAAAATATTACTGATGGGTTTAAAGAAGAATTAGAACAAGACATTAAAATGGGAAATCCAAAACAAATAGAGAAAATGTTAGTTATTGAGTCAAAAATAATTAAGCATTCTATGGCAATACAAGAAGACATTCAAAAAATAGTGGAACAAAAGGATTTATTACTAAAAGCATCAAATAATCCATTTATGGTTAACGCATGCTGTAACGAAAATGATTCTACTGACTTCACATCATTACAGTATTTTGTAAATGAAAATCCAAACATAGCAGTAAATAATAAAATAGTAAAAGACCTTACCGCATTATTGAAGGATTTGAAATTACTAACAGAAGCCGCAATTATGAATAGCACTGAAAATTCTAAACGAGTTTTCTCTAGTTTAAGTAATGAGTTTGACGAAGAGACAATTTACCGGGCTTTTATTGATTTATGTAAATTTCAGTCTTCTATTCCATTAACTGAAGAATTGTTAGCAATATGTCACGATAAACCAGATTATTTATTAAAAGTAGATACGATTGAAGAAAAAATAGCCAAATTGAAACGTAACGAGAGAAAATACACAAAAGAATCATTTTTACGTCTTTTCCAAATAGTAAGCAGATACAATATTATTAATATTTCTTTTTCTTATACAAACCCATCGTATTCAGAAACGTTGAGAAGATTATTATTAAAACTTGATGACGAAAATGATGAATACATTGCTGGAGCATTGAAACAAAATTTAAATAAATTATTAGACACATATGATTTGTCTATTCAAGAAGACACTGAAGATATGACCAAATTCAAAAATTATCTAGCAAAATCAAACGAAGTAATGCGCAAAGATATTTTGGATTTTATTAAAAGAAAATCAAAAATAAGAGGAACTGAAATGAAAAATATCACTAAATTTATAAACGAATTGACTACTTGGGATTTTGATATAAATCAGAGAAATAAGGATATTAAAATATCAGACGATGCTATGTATAACTATATTAACTTTTATAAAAATTATATTTCATTATTGGCTATGGTATTCCCAGAAATGATTATAAATAGTCAAATACAAAATTTTGATTCACACGATTATTGGGGTTTTCATCCGAGCCATAAAAATGAGTTGAAGAAAAAAATAGAATCACTATATGACCCTTTGACCAAATTTTTTGGTGACAGTTCTGTTGTAAATATTGTTAAGGAAATACAAAAAAGATGTAACGGAATTGTTTTATTGTCTGAGGCAACTCCCGCGTTGACAAATATCAAAATTGGAGATAAAGAGACACATTCTGTATTTGATAAGAGAACTTCAACATTATTATATGAATATTATGTTTTACAAATATTTACCGATTATATTAATTTAACTAAAGACCCTTCTATGGTGTCAAAAATGTTGGTGAATCCTAGTATTGAATCAGATGTTTATAGTTCAGATTTTTTAGTTGAACAGCAATTACGTTTCTCTGAATCTGAACAATTGTATATTGAAGGAGATGTAAGTAGGCTACAAGAAAACATTAGTAAATTGATTGTTGCTTACATTAATATGATGAGCAGTTCAAAGGCAGTTATAAATAAATCTTATGATAAAATTGAGGACATTATATTTAAACTAAAGGAAGCAGAAAAATACACGTTTACAGATAGATTAAAAAGTATGACGGAAGAAACACGAGCAGTTGATATGATGAAAAGAGCAATTAAAATTGGCGTGTGGGAACGAGGTGTATCTAAGGGTTTAAAACAATATGACCCAGAAACATACGAACATGACAAAGCGGTTGCTGAAAAGATTGCGGAGATGCAGGCTAATTTAAGAAAAAATGCGAATGTAACGGATATGAATTTAGATTTGTATATGGAAGATGCTTTAGATGAAATGGAAACCCAAGCATTTATAGATGCGGATGAACTAGATATACGAAATGTTTCTGAAAACTATTACGATGGTGACCCTTATGGAGATGAAATGGATGCCGATAATATGGGGGATTATGAATAAATATAAAAAATAAACATAAAAAATAAATACCAATAAGGTATTTATAATATAATCTATTGAAAAGTTTATATTATAATATATCATACATAGACACATATGTTTCGAACATTTACAAGAAATAATATACCTTTAGCAGCTATAATTATATTTATAAGTATTTTTGCTTTGGTCCAAATGATAAAACCAGCATTTTTATATAAATCGGATGGTAGCATTCGTGAATTTGGTGTCGGATATAAAAATAAAACTATTATGCCCGTTTGGTTATTTTCTATTATTTTAGGGGTTTTGTCCTATTTATTTGTATTGTATTATTTAGCATATCCTAGATTTTTTTAAGCTAGCAGCTTATAACCTGTCTGGAACTAATGAATAACTAAATAATACAATTCGTTTTGTATCAGTTGACTCGGGATTGTTTAGTATATTAAGTATAACATAATCATTTTTATTTTTTATTTTTTATTCTTTCTAATGTGTATTCATATATATTATTGTAAACCATTGTATTTTTATTTATTTGTCTCATATACAAACCATTTCTTAATTTATACAAGCAAACGCCATTTTTCCCTTGTATTCTATTTGGGTAATTCATTTATTTATACCTTTATACTTACTATTATACTTTTAATAACTGTTGAACAAACTTATTTATTTTATATTATAAATAGAACATCATAATATAAATTATTTCAATTATATTTTTATTTGAATCCAATATTCATATGTATACTCACCATAACTGATTCCACAAAATTTTGGCAACGTAATTTCTGTGAACACGTTAATATTTTTAAGTTTACCCTCATCATAAAATGGGTCATAAGCATTAATAATATTTTTTCTTAATTTTTTGATTTCTTTCATATACTCTAAAGGAATACGATTTCGAGGGTATTGGTCTGTTATACTTTTACCTGATAATAACGGTTCTTGATAAAAATTATAAATAATTGTCAATAGTTGTCTCAATGTAAACTCTTTTGGGATTTCTATATTCCTTGTTATAAATAAAGGGGAGTTATCGCAATAATTATTATAAACCCCCATAGGAAATAGTAGACATACTAGTTCAATATTTTTATCCGTAATTGTTTTTATTTCGAAAATACTATCTAATTCCTCAATTGTGAGTTGTGAATTTGTTTTTGTATTAATAGCCGTATTTGGGTCATTACAAATATTCCATTCAATGTGTTGAAAAAAGTCAGTAAAAACCATTTTATAAAGTATTATTATTAATATTGATTTTAAACTTTATATAGTTTTTGTTCAATTATAATTACACTTTTATCTCTGAAAAATTCAAACGTCCAAAATCTTTTTTGAATGTTGAATAAATATCAGTCATGTTTGAATTAATTTTGTCCACATTTGTGGATACATTAAAGCCATAACATTTTTGTATACTATCATCATATCCAGTTATATATCCAATAAAACCAAAAATATATCCTAATGTATATTTATACACAAATGAAATTATATTTTTTATAAATTTTGGCATAATTTTATTATATAAAAATTCAAATGTATCAATTGTTTCTTTAATTGCGTATGTAAATATACATCCAGGCAATGTAACTATTTTATTACCAATTTGCTTTAATATTCCAAATATTTGTACAAAAATATTGCCTATACCGACAAATAAATTTAAAAGTGGATTTATTAAACCCTTATTAAATATATCACCTAACTGTGTAAATATTGATTTTAATTT